TCAACCAACCGGCCTGGCCCTTTAGCCTCCTCATGGTGTTAACTAAGTTATCCACTTCAACACCCCCCCGACCTGGGCCGCGCCTACCGCTCCGACAGCAAGTATTAGGATCAGGGTCATGGCAATCCAGCGCTGGCGGGCCTCCACCTTGTCTAAGCGCTCCCTGGCCGGTGTTATAACCTCGTCCTGGTGCTGGCGAATGGACCGAACCTCGGTTATACAGATGTCTAGCTTGGCACTCATACCTCTAGACAAACTCTCTAGTAATTCTAGGCGATCCATGATCACACCTCCCTTCCCGGTTCGTAGTAGTTCGCCGTCACTCCGTAGAGGCGGTTACTGCCTGGGCCTGCGTTTTGGGACTGCGCGTAGGCAACGAGGCACCACCCAGGCTGTATGTCGAACCCAACCGGCAGGTTAAACGTCCCCGACCCGCCTATAGGCGCGGTGTCCGTGGCTAACGACGTCCAAAGGTGAGGCGACGCGCCGGCCGGATCCCACACGTAGGCGGTAAAGGTCCAAGCGGACCCGGATCTAGATTCGTAGTGGAAGTCCAGCGAGCTAACGCGGATCCCGTTAGGGAAAGTCGGGTTGTCGTTGGACGGGATATTGATCCGCAAATAGTGGCGACGGTTGTCACCTTGCACGTAGGGGGTAGGTACCGATCCGTAGGGCCCGCTAGTCCTGGCCGGTATCGTGAGGGATCGGATCCGTTCGTGCTGCTGAAAGAACGCCTTTAGGAACGCCCACCACAAATAGACATTCTGCCAGAACCAATTGGCGTTCTCGATCCCAGGCCGCTCGCCTAGATACCCATCCGCCTTTTTGGTGGCGGTAGGCTCGAGGTATTTAGCCTCGTCGGCCAGCGAATCCGTGGCCCAGTCGGGTAGGTCTGGGGGTAGGCTAGGCATTATTCGGCACCGATCTCATAGTAGCTGTATTCTATAAAATATAACTCGTCGGCGGCATTTAGCAAATTCACCTCGATCATTAGGGCGCGCCCCTCCACCACGTTGTAGCTAAACGACACAGAGGTGTCCGTTAGTCCCGCCAGACCGTTGTCACTCGCGATGTTGGTCCAGGACGTCGCTAGGGCGGAGGCGTCGCTTTGCTTTAGTGCGTAGGTGAACCCCAACACCGTATCGGCGAACACTCGCACCTCGGTTATCCTGGGGCGGTTACCGGTCCCCGACTGTGCCGTGGTAGGGAGCTGGATCACTCGATAGTGATCTATGCTACCAGCATAATGGGGCGGTAGTTGAGACCCATAGTCCCCGTCATACACCGGTGGGATCCGGACCGACCTAAGCCGCGCGTATTGTGTGTGGAATGACTGAAGGAACTCGCACCACAGGTATATGGTGTAGTAGATCCAGTTAACGAACTTGGCTAGGGCGGTGGTGCCGTTGACGAACCCACTGGACTTCAGTCCGGCTCCGGGCTCCTCGTAACGGTCCGCCTCGCCCCTTGCTCCGCTATCTGTGATCCACTCGGGTAGGTCGCTAGGTGCCGTTGCCATTAGAAGGCTCCTATATGGTAAAAGTCTAGTTCGAACCCGTAGAACCGGTCCCCAGAATCAGGTACGTTGACACCTGTTTCAAGCGTTATGCCGTTGTTATTGGCGATCTCGTACGACAGCAGTGATAGGGTCACGGTGAATATACCGGAACCTGGCCCCTGGGTAGCAGACCCCACGGTAGCCCACGAGGTGGATGGGGAGGCATCATAACGTAGTACGTTCAGAGTAGGGGCAAATAAGGCATCCCAGTGGGCTCTGGCCTCGACTAACCGGACACGATCGCCGGTTCCGCTAGCCGCGACGTGTGGCAAGTTTACCGTCCGGTAATGCCACCGCGTGCCTGTCACGTATACGGTCTGGGCAGAGCCGTAGTCACCGTCCGGCAACGCAACCCACGAAAGGGTGCGCAACCGCGCATACTCCGCGTGAAAGGACTTAGCAAAATTGATCATACCAACGGCCAGGGAGATCAGGGTATTGATCACGCCGATCGTTATTGCCGCCCCGCGGGTGAACCCTACGTCCTGAACGTCCTGGGTAATGCTACCCCCTCCGCCCCAAGTGGTAAGTTCCTGTCCTGGGATAGTCGCCATTAGACCTCACTCCCCCAGTAGCCGCCCCCAAAACTACGATCGTTGACCTCTAGCGGGGCCACCTCGCAATCTGCGTCCGGTGTGGATGTTAGGTCCGCCGTTAGGATCAGCACGTTTCCACTGGTGCCCGGAAAGTTGCCGGTGTCGAGGTCCTTCGTTATCACCGTGGCAATCTCCTCATCGCTGGTACCGGGTGCTACTACGATCTGCCCGGACTCTGGGAACCCCGAGTAGTCTCGGACTACGATCCTGGCGTAGCCGTCACCGCCAAACGCGGCCCCTGTGGTGTAGTCCTCTAGGGTACTGCCGTTGCTGGCCGCGAAAACATAACCGGCCCCGGTCGTGTAGACAATAGCGCAACCGATCCCGGCGGCCGCAGCTAGGCAGAAAATATCTTTGAACGCCTCGGCAGACTCGGCACTACTGGCACCGTCGAGGATAGCCCTAACTCGACCAGGATACAGTTCAAGGCTGGCGTCGCTGGATAGGAGCCCCGCCACTTTCAGTAGGTCCGGGATCGACCCGTTCGAGTTTAGCGCGGCGATCTTTCCTAGAATCCTGGCCCGGTAGGCCGTATCGGTGCGCCCACCTCGGGACTCACTCACCACCCGCCCTACTACGTCCAGTTGGGCCCCCACCGCCGTCCGGGGATCGTAGGCGGTTAGTGCTAGCTGTATCTCGGCCTCTAGGTCCTGGTAGCGGTCACCCACAATACCTAGTAGCGTAGCCCAACCCGACTTGCCCTTGAACTGTTCTAGTAATCTGGTGGCCATGATGGCCGTATGCTGTTCTAGGGGGAGCACTAGATCTCCGAGTCCTCGGATACTGATATGTCTAGGTCGGCAGTGTCTAGTGTGGCCAGCGATCGCGCGTTGATCGTTACCGAGTAGTTACCGCCCGGCGGATCGCTAGTGTCGACACCCGTATCGCCGCTAAGATCAACGCTCTTGATCCCATCGATAGCCATAACGGATTTGATGATCGCCGATATCGTGACGTCCTGGCCCGGGACATAGGCGTCAAGGTCTTCTAGCACCTTTGCGCGGACTAGTGCCGCCAAGTCGCTAGTGTCGTATCCAGGTAGGGAATCAATCTCTAGCTCCACGTGGATCTGAACTGGCGTCGGCCTAGTGAACTTCTGGGGATATCCTGTACCTTCGAACTCGTAGTTATAAGTCGTCGACCCGGATGTCCCCACACCTCCGGCCACTCTACGGAACAGGGCTCCGGCGATGTCACCGTCCTCGCCCCCCAACACTACCGCCTCCAAGTGATTCGGAGGTATGGTGTCAACAGTGGCATCCGTATTGTTTACGAGTAGGTTAGCATGGGTGACACCGCTCTGTGCCCGGATCTCCTCCAACACACCGGGGACGGACGGGCTATCCTGCCCAGCCAGCCCTTGCTCCTGGCGTATACGGTAGGCCGGGTCCTCCTCATAGTCGAATCCCTCGGCCGCGTCCAGAATGTTGGTTACCGCGTCCAGGCCCACCACAGGAGTGTCGATCTCGGTTAGGGTGTCCGCCAGGGCTGGCACGGCCCCGGTAGTTGTGGCTGTAGCCTGGACGTCCTTCGCCGCCGGAGTGCTACCCGAGTCAACCTCGCCCAGGTAGCGCCAACTAACGGTGTTGTCCGTGATCGACGCGCCTGTCCCGGTGGGTCCACCGGACCCGGCGGAGGTCCCGCCTCCCACACACTGATAGACCTTTTTCCCGTCGTTATAAACCCGGGTCCCTAGCGCGTAGGCCGTGGCCGAGGACCAGGCCGACACAGCGTCTAGGGTGACAGTCGCGTCTGTAGCGAACACGTCCCCCAGATCCGAGGTGCTGATCTGGGTACCGCTAGGTACAGACGTCGAAGCGTCACCCATCAGTGTGACCGTGGCGGTACTACTGGTTAGCGTGCGCCTGGTGGTGCCGCGCAGCGCCCCGATAATGTCCTGTGATTCGCCCTCCGCCTCGTCCGGATCGCGGGACGAGTGCAGGGCCTCCAGCGCCTCCCACAAAGCCGACTCACGATCCGCCAGGAGGGCGATCAGCTGCCCGTTTGGGGTGTCCGGATCTACGTTGACGTTAGCGCCAAATGCCAACCGCCAGGCGGCCTCGAACTCGGCTACGATGTCCTGGTAGGTTTTAGTCTCAAATCCTGTGCTCGTTAGTCCGGCCATTATAGGGTAACACTCCCATCCACTACTCCGAACTCTGCCCGAACCGCCCAGTCTACTGCTAGGTGGCGGGACGTACGATCGAAGGTTAGCTCTAATCTAGTTATATCGGTAACATAGGGAGCGGTCAACATTCGCCGCCGTAGGTACTCGCGGATCAGTGGAATGTTAGGGCTTTTACGGAGGACCTCCTGAAACCAGGGGATCCCTATGGACTCATCGGCGAAGAACTCTCCGAGTCTTGTGTTGAGTTTGGTTCGAATGTACTGCCCCACCCCGTCCAGACCTCTGGTTAGGTTGATACCTCCGTCTAGGAGCAAGTCGCCATCCTCGTCAATGGCTAGCCCGATAACGAGATCTCTGGACGGTTGGGTCTCGGGGTCTAGTGTTACCTCGGCCAAATCCGTGATAGTGACTTCCCAGGACGTCTCCTCTAGGTTCCCCAAAGAGTCGTGAAAAGCCACGCGCACAACGAGGGAGCTATTAGCCCACCCACCATGACGCAAGATAGAATAAGAAGTCCCATTTGTGATCGCGCTGGTCCCCACAGTGTACCGAGACCCGGCCCCGTTGGCGTAGGCTACCTCGGTACTCTGGGAGGTCTCTACCATGATCAGGACGTATCCTAGCCCGTCCGCGTCGGACACACTAACTACTAGATCCTCGGATCGCCCTATGGTCGTTTTGTTGATCGATAACATATCACTTGCCCTTTAGGATCGTCGTACCAGTAGCTACCGGTGGTGTGGTGGTAGGTCCGGCCGAGGTTGTGGATCCCCCTCCAGTAGTCACCCCAGGCACTGGATGTGTGTGAGAGCTTAGCCACGTTAGCAGGTCAAACATCTCACTGAATTTGACAAGGGCCTCTCCGTCCCCGGCGGACTCACCAACGTTGACGATCGCGCCGGTGATATTGATTTGGGGTCCGTCCGGCTTACCCAACTGCATATGCGACGAGGGAACTCCCTCCAGCGGGCGAGCGAACGGCCTGGCGCACGGTATTGCGATGGCATCCGATAGCGAGTGTCTGGCATCTGTGCCGGGTGACACCTGTCCTCCATTCCGCAGCCACACGTCGAGGCTTAGGCCGCTAAACACAAGCATGACGTTGTCGCCCTTTGCTAGCGGTAGTGTGATCTGGAACCCCCCGCCGTTAGGCCACGCGATAGGGACATCGGTGATCACCGGGAAAGGATCGGCTACTTGCTCTCCGTCCTCGTCTACGTAAGGGTCGTTTATTAGCGGTTGAATAGATGCCCGTTGCTGGCCTGGGTCGTAAGACTCGACGCGACCGGGCAGACAGACTCGGATGTTGCGGTAGGCCCTCTCTAGCGCCGTGTTTATCACGTCGGCTAGTCGTATCCCCTGTGTCATAGCACCCTCCCCTTGCATTTGGAAACCCACTCGCCGGACTCACTATCGCCGGAGTGTTCGACCTCTGTGAGCTTGACCGGTCCTGTGTGGGTGGAGGATCGGATCGCGATCTTGTTGCCTGGTACGAGGTCGGATCGTAGCAGTGACCTAAACATTAGTTCGCGGATCTTGGACCCGGCTTGCGGTGTGCCGAACTCCGGTGTACCTAATAACCCAGAGTCCGCGGTTAGCTCGATCACCGTGTTGCCTTTTGGGGCCTCCGGCCGCAGTGCCAGAATGCCTCCTCCCTGGACACTCCACTCCAGACCTAGCGATCGGAGGATCTTGTCAAGCTCGTCCGAGGCGTTACCACTTGCCGCCCAGCCTGATACAAACTGCTTAGAGTACGGTGCCAGGGCCTGGGCTAGGTTACCCTCTCCGACGCCCATAGCGGATACTAGTTTTTTAGCTACCGTTAGGACGGGGACACCTGCCTTAAATGATGCACTCACCCTAGCGAAGGTCATGGCCCTACCGCCGTCACGTGCTTCCACACTTGTGACCCAGTTCGTGTATGTACGAGAGGACTCTGCAAACATGATATCGCCGTGGAACACCTGTCCAAAGATATCATCGTAGCCGGCTAGGATCGAGATCACGGATAACTTGTGTTCGAATAGGCTGCGGAGGTTCTCCGACAGGTTGTAGATCTCGACACGCGCCAGATTGGGCTCCCTGCGATAGGTTAGGCTGGCGGCAAACTTGATTCGCAGGCTATCAATGTCGGCGGCTTGGCCCTCGCGATCCACTACTGTAAGCCTGTAGCGCCTATTGAAAAGTAATTCCGCCAAGGGATGTTCCGTAGATGCCCGACACAGAGTCGGAGGTTATGTAGAGTAGCTGCACCCGGGCCCCCAGGTCAAACTGGCCGGGGGCCGTCTGCCCTAACTCGGTGTCTACCGCCACGAAAGCGCCTGGAGGCATCCTAGGATCGGACACCCGTTGCATCATGGGGAATGCTACCACCACCCGCTTGCCTTGGACTATAGGCGATCCGGACTCGTCAAATATGGACAGGTACCAGGCGGAGGCCCGCTCGTTCCACCGGGCCCGAAGGACTACAGGCACGTCCTCCAGCGTGATAGCGAACTCCTGGTCTGGGGATGTTGGGTCTATGGGTATGGTCTGTATCATAGTCCGAACATTTTCCTAGCGGTTGCAGCCGCGGACCTAACGGCACTCACAAACTCCTTGGGGATTTGCTGCCCCCTCCGTGACTTTCCTCTAGCCTTAGGGGTCCGGGTGTTGGCGGCCAGCGTAGTCGTGGAAGTCTTGACTTTGCGAATCTGCTTTAAGACTAGGGTAAAGGGTAGTGCGTCCCCGGTGTTCGCCCCTCTGGGGAACGATAGGTTCACCACAGCCATATCGGCGTAGCTAGCCAGCCCGGTGATAAGAGTGGTGGTCTGCCTCGAGTTCCTAAGCTCTAATAGGGCCTCGAAGGCCTCGGCCGACGAGGACGACTGATCGGCAAAGCCCACGTTAGACACGAGGCCCTCGATGGTTACCTCCACAGGCTTGACTCTAACGTGGTCCGTAACGTCCCCGCCCTCGTCCACTGGTTCCGCGGTCACCTCGTTAGGGTAGACGTGTGTTTCGCGAATAGAGGCGCTAAGCTCGATCGCCCCCACGGAGGTTAGTTGCGGTGCATATACGATCGTCGCATCGGGCATTTAGCGAACCCCCCTGAACTCGGCGCCTAGGGTCTCGTTGATCTTATCAGTGGATATCCTGGCCACGTCCTCGGCGGACATGCCCTCCGAGGCGTTCACCGTCTGGTTTATCTGTACCGTTTGGTTACGCGTGGTGGTATTAGCGGGGGACGACGCTGCGCTAGCCGCAGGGGAATTGCCCCCACCGAACCTGGGGGCGGCCAGGTTGGGGACTCCGGCTAGCCCCCGTGGGATCGAGGCCTCGGGGCCTAACCCCACAAAGTCTAGGACGGAGTCCGCTGCGGACTCGAAGCCCCGCTTGATCCGGTTCGGGATATCGGCGATCTGGTCGAACAGCCAATCAAAGAACCCGGTAAACCCGGAGATCCAAGAGTCAATGGT